AAAATTTCAGCTACAGGACATGATGCTAATGGTGTTGCAATTACACAAGGTGCTAAAACATCTGTGTATTGTGATGGCTCATCGGACTTTAATGTAGAAATATCTTCGACAACAGATTTGGGATCACAAACAGGAACTTTACCCGCTGTATCTGGAGCAAACTTAACAAACTTAAACGCATCAAACTTAGGATCAGGGACTGTTCCAAACGCTCGTTTAGATGCACAACTTCAAGATGTAGCAGGATTAGCTGTCACTAATGGTGGTTTTATTGTTGGTGATGGTGCGAACTTTGTTTTAGAAACAGGGGCTACAGCTAGAACAAGCATTGGTTTAGGAACATCTGATGATGTTCAATTTAATGACATGCAAGTAGACTCACTTGGTGTGGCTACTGCAGCTTCAGGAACTAGTGGTGAAATTAGAGCTACAAATGATATTACTGCTTTTTATTCCTCTGATGTAGCATTAAAAGAAAATATACACAATATATCTTCGCCTATGGAAAAAGTACAAAATCTTAATGGTGTGCTTTTTGATTGGAAACAAGAATTTATTGATTCTAAAGGTGGAGAAGATGGTTACTTTGTTCGTAAAACAGATGTCGGTGTTATCGCTCAAGATGTAGAAAAAGTTTTACCAGAGGTCGTAGGCACAAGACCTGACGGAGTTAAAGCCGTAAAATATGATCGTCTTTGTGCTTTATTAATCGAATGCGTAAAGGATTTACAATTACAAGTTAATGACCTCAAGAAAGGACATTAATCAATGACTACACCTTCAGGTCAAATTAGTCTAGATGACGTTAACACAGAATTAGACATAACTCCTGGCACACAAATTAACATGAACGCTGCTGATGTTAGAGCATTAGCAGAAGTTCCTTCAGGGCAAATTGCGATGTCCGACTTACAAGGAAAATCTAACGCACAATTCGTTGCAGCCACTGGAGGCACAATTACAACTTCTGGTGATTTCAAAATTCACGAATTTACAGGATCAGGAACATTTAACGTAACCAGTGCAGGTAATGCTGCTGGCTCTAACTCAGTAGAATATTTAGTATTAGCTGGTGGAGCTGGTGGTGGTCAACCACCTTCAGCAGGAATTGGTGGTGGTGGAGCTGGTGGTCAGCTTTCTAATTTTCCTTCTCCAGCAACAGGAGGAGTTCCTGTTAGTGTACAAGGATATCCTGTTACTGTTGGTGGCGGCGGAGGTAGTGGTGTGCAAGGAAATCCAAGTGTTTTTTCTACTGTAACTTCTGATGGTGGAGGTCGTGGTGGTGGCGGCTACGCTCCTTGTGTGCCTGGTGGTCCTCCTCCTTCTAATGGTTTTCCAGGTGGCAGTGGTGGCGGTGCTGGTAAATCTGGCAGTGGTGCTGCAGGTAATTCTCCTCCACGAAGTTCGCCTGCTATTCCTGTACAAGGTAAAAATGGCGGTGCGTCTCCTGGTGGAAATGGAAACTGTGGAGCTGGTGGTGGAGGTACACAGGACGCTGGAGCTACCTCAGATCCTCCAGGAATAGGTGGAGCTGGTGGTGCAGGTAAAGATTTATCAATCACAGGATCTCCTGTTACAAGAGGAGGCGGTGGAGGTGGTTCATCAAGAACTGGTAATCCAGGGCCTGGTGGAAATGGTGGTGGAGGTGCAGGAGCACCTGGTCCATCAAATAGAAATGGTAGTCCTGGTTCATCTGGCACAGGTGGAGGAGGAGGGGGTGGCCTATTCTGTTCTCCAAGTGGTTCAGGTGGCAGTGGTAAAGTTATTATAAGGTATAAATTTCAATAATGGCTCATTTTGCAAAATTAGATTCTGATAATGTGGTGCTAACTGTGTTAACAGTTGACAATAGTGATTGTTTAAATTCTGACGGAGTGGAACAAGAGTCAGTAGGTATAGAGTTTTTAAAAAATTCAACTGGCTGGTTGTTATGGAAACAAACTTCTTATAACACAAAAGAAGGTAAACACTATGTGGATGCAAATCAAAGCTTGTCATCAGATCAGACAAAAGCTTTTAGAAAAAATTATGCATGTATTGGTTATAGGTATGATCCTACAAGAGATGCTTTTATACCTCCAAAAAAATTCGATTCTTGGGTTCTTGATGAAACAAAATGTATCTATGTTGCACCAGTAACATATCCTTCGATAACTACTTATGGCAGTGATGGTGAATATCTAATTTACTGGGATGAAGCTAATCAAAGATGGTTAGCAGACGACGAAGAAACACCACAAAATACCCTGATATGGAATTCTGAAAATTTGAGTTGGAATGCGTCAACTTAAAATACTATCTCAAAAATCTATTTATAGTTTAAGATTTCCTTTAGAAAATTCTTTAATTAATTTAGATACTGTCAAATTTGTTGGTTTAAAAAATTACTGGGGAAATTTTAAAAAAACAGAAAACAAAAATGACTATAGATATAATTATTATAATGCATCTGATAATAAAAACATTTCTTGGTTAATTGACTATCTTGTAAATAAATGGCACTTAGAAAGTGATCATAACATTGTTTCAATTACAAGAAGTTTTTTAGTACAAGGAGAGGGGGAGTCAATACCTCTGCATAATGAAATTTTAGAAAGTGATCTTTTAGGATCTCCCGATACTTCAGTAATTTACACAGTTGATTGTGGAGATGAGCCTGTTGATATTGTTTTTAAACACAAGAAAAAAGGATACATGACAGAAACAATAAGAATTCCTTTGACAAAAAATAATTACATTCTTTACCCCTCAGATATTGATCACAGTATTGATGTTAATACAAACAAACAACCTCTAGTAAATCTTCACTTTTCATTTCATCAGAAATAGTTATAATAAATCCTAATAAAAATGAACTTAGTTAATAACTGTTGTATCTTAGAAGAGGTTCTATCGCACAAATTTTGTAATGATATTATTCGTTTTGGAGAAGAGCAAAATCAACAGCTTGCTTTAACAGGAGGTATGGAGCAAGCACCTAATAATGAACTTGATCTTAAAAAGCTGTATAAAACAAGAAATTCCTCAGTAGCTTGGTTAGATGAACCTTGGATGTGGAGACAAATACAACCATATATTTTAGATGCTAATGAAAAAGCAGGTTGGAATTTTCAATTAGATTTTTCTGAACATGCTCAATGGACTAAATATTCAAAACAACAACATTACACTTGGCATGTAGATTCTTTTAAAAAACCTTACTCAGAGCCAAGAAATAATAATTATGGCTTAATAAGAAAACTATCTTGCACGGTATCTTTAGAAGATGGAGATGCCTATCAAGGTGGAGATTTAGAAATTTTAGTTCCAAAAGGAGAAAGAAGTGAAAAGTTAACTATTAATGCAGCTAGAAAAAGAGGAACCATAACAGTATTTCCCTCTTTTGTTTGGCATCGAGTAACACCAGTAACAAAAGGAACTAGATACTCTTTAGTTGTTTGGACACTAGGTCAGCCCTATAAATAATGTTTGTAGAAGAGTATTTTAAAACTCCAATCTGGGTTGAGGAAAAACCTGAATGGGCAGATTATTTAATTGATAAAACAAATCCTCTTATAGAAAAAGCAAAAAAAAATAATCAACAGAAAATAAAGAAAAATAAAAATTCAGATTTTGGAATAGTTCATCATAGTGAAAACATTGCTAATGATGTTTCATTTAAAGATTTTTTTGCTTACGTAGCTGAAAAATCATTCAATTTTTTAGATTGGTGTGGGTATGATCTAAAGAATTATGACTTAATTTTTAATGACACATGGGTGCAAGAATTTCCTAAAGATGGTGGGGGACATCATAATACTCACATACACTCTAATAATCATATTTCAGGTTTTTATTATTTAATATCTAATAACAAATCTTCTTATCCTGTATTTCATGATCCCAGACCTGCTCATATAATGAATTATTTACCTGAAAAAAATAGAGACAATATTACAAATGCAAGTATTGCTACACATTGGAAAGTAAATTCAGGAACTCTAATAATAACTCCTGCGTATTTACCTCACGAATATGTAATACAAAAAAATGACCCTTTTCGATTTATTCACTTTAATTTACAGGCCATAAGGAGAAACTAATATGCCAAAAAAAAAGAAAGAACCTATATCTAATTGGTTTAAAAATAAAAACTACATAGTTGTGACAGATGTATTAAGTAAAGATTTAGCTAGTTTTGCGTATCACTATTTTCATAACAAAAGAAATGTTGCAAAATTTCTTCAGGATGAAAAATTTATTTCTCCTTTTGATGATTCCTGGGGTACTTGGAAAGATACTCAAGTATCAAACACATACTCACACTATGGTGATATTCTAATGGAGACAATCATGGTAAGGATACTTCCTGTCATGAAACAGGTAACTGGTATGAATTTACTTCCAGCATACACGTACGCTAGAATATATAAATATGGTGATATTTTACATCGACATAAAGATAGAGAGTCTTGTGAAATATCTTGCACCATGAATTTAGGTGGAGATAATTGGCCAATTTTTTTAGAGCCCACAGGAAAAGAGGGAGAGAAAGGTATACAAGTAGATTTAAAACCAGGAGACATGTTAGCTTATAAGGGAACATTATTAGAGCATTGGAGAACCCCTTTTGAAGGACATGAGTGTGGACAAGTATTTTGTCACTATATTGATAGTGAGGGTCCTTATGCTAAAAGTCATTACTTAGATAACAGACCAATGCTTGGATTGCCATCATATGTTAAAAAAAAATAAAAATGATTAAACCAGAGGAGCTTAAAGATAAAAATTTTAAGATATACTTAGGTATGCCTATGTATGGTGGAATGGTTTCAGAAGCAACTGTTCACGGCTTATTGGAAATACAACAATGGAGCATGGCAAAAAAAGTTGGTTTAAGATTTCAGTCTATGGGTAATGAAAGTTTAATTACAAGAGCACGAAATACCATCGTTTCTATGATGATGGATGAAAAGGATTATATTGCTACACATTTATTATTTATAGATGCCGATATTGGTTTTAGTTGGAAAAACATAGAAAGATTGTTGTGTGCTGATAAAGATGTTGTCTGTGGAATTTATCCAAGAAAACACTTGTATTTAGAAAAAATGAAAAAAATATTAAAAGAAAACCCTAATGCAACGCCTGATGATTTAGAAGCAAGAGCTTTAGGTTATAATATTAATTTTGACAATCCTGACAATTTACAAGGTCATGATGGATTTTTTCCTGTGCAAGAGGCGGCTACAGGTATGATGTTAGTAAAACGTCATGTATTTCGCACAATGATGAAAAAGTTTCCTAAAAGAAAGTACGAGTCTGATCAAATAGTAAATGGACAATATTTTAAATCGGATAATTGTTATGATTTATTTGCGGTTGGTCCTTATGAAACAAAAGGTCAAATAAGATACTTATCGGAAGATTACTATTTCTCAAGACTTTGGCAAGAGTGTGGTGGTGAAATATGGGCTGATTTAGCGATGCCTCTTACACATTTTGGAAATAGAGCTTTCAAAGGACACGTTGGAACTTTGGTTGCTAAAAAAGACTAATTTATATATATTCACTAAATGCCATTAGTAAATTTTAGACCAGCAGCAGGCATTAATAAAGAAGTAACCGATTACACAGGCGAAGGCAAGTGGACAGACGGTGATAACGTACGCTTTTTTCAAGGATTGCCACAAAAAATCAAAGGATGGGAGAAATTTATCTCTACAACCTTAGTAGGTGTGGCTCGTGATCAGCACGCTTGGGTAGCATTGGATGGCACAAGATATAATGCAGTAGGCACGGATAGAAAACTTTATGTAATTGAAGAGGGTAGAGCATACGACATAACCCCTATAAGAAGGACTCAGGCAAGAACAAATCCTTTTACTACAAATGCTACTACCTCAGTCGTAGTTACAGATACAGCTCATGGAGCACAAAAAGGTGACTTTGTTACTTTTGATTCCTTTTCAGCCATTGATGGATTGGATATGAACAAAGAATTTGAAATTACTTCTGTGGCCAATAATAATGCCTACATAGTAACCACAGATAGCGCAGCATCAGGATCAACCTCAGGTGGTGGTGGAACAGGTAATATGAAATATCAAATTACCATTGGTCCAGAAATATCAACATCTGCTTTTGGTTGGGGCACGGACGCATGGAATGTATCTACTTGGGGAACACCTAGATCAACTTCTAATGTGACATTAGAAGCTAGACAATGGTCATTAGATAACTTTGGTGAGGACTTAATTGCAACAGTTTTAAATGGAGGTGCTTTTAGATGGGACACCTCAGGCGGAGTTGCTACAAGAGCTTCCGCAATATCAGGCGCACCAACTGCATCAAGGTTAAGTTTGGTTTCAACACCTGACAGACACTTAGTATTTTTTGGTACTGAAAACACCATTGGCACAACAGATACACAAGATGACTTACTGATTAGATTTTCAGATCAAGAAGACATTACAACTTATCAACCGACAGCAGAAAATACAGCAGGCTCACTAAGAATTGCCGACGGTTCACGTATCGTTGCAGCAGAACGATCAAGAGGTCAGATATTAGTTTGGACAAATTCATCTCTACATGCGATGCAATTTATTGGTCCCCCATTTACATTTGGTTTAAGACAATTAGGTCAAAATTGTGGTATCGTAGGTATACACGCAGGTCTTGATTTGAACGGTGTTGCTTACTGGATGTCTCAAGACTCATTCTTTTTATTTGATGGTACGGTAAAAAAACTACCTTGCACCGTTGAACAATTTGTTTTTGACAATCTTAATGTAACTGGCGCAGAAAATGCTTTTGTCGGACACAATGGTGAATTTAATGAGATAATGTGGTTTTATCCAAGAACAGGATCTGACACTATAAACGCAGTAGTCGCTTACAATTATTTAGAAAGGACTTGGTGGACAGGAACATTAGATAGAACAACTTGGATTGATAGAGAAGTTTATGAAAACCCTGTAGCTTCAGATTACTTACCAACGACCACAGCTAACAATGAAACAATCTCTGGCTTAACAGATGGCGCAACACAAATGTTTTTACATGAAACAGGCAATGACGCAGATGGTCAAGCAATGACTGCTTTCGTTAAATCAGGATCAGTTGAGATAGGTGAAGGTAATGAATTGTTATTTGTACAAAAATTAATACCCGACGTACAAAATCAAGCCGGCACTTTAAATTTTAAACTAGAATTTAAAAATTATCCAAATACTAGCACAAGCACTATAAAGACAGCCACGTTTACAGATGCCACAGAGTTTGTAAGTTTACGTGGTAGAGGAAGAGAGTTTACTGTTAATGTAGTTTCTAATACAACCGGCACAGCGTGGAGATTAGGAACACAACGTTTTGATATTCAACCTGATGGCAGAAGATAAAAATTGTCAAATCTTTTAAACGGAGATTTAATTTATATAAATTCAATAAATCAAGATATTATTGAAGATGCTAATACTTTTTTAAAAAAAAACACAAACTTTTTGGAAAAAAAGAAAGATTGGGCGTGTGATATCATTACAACTAAAGATAGCCATTTAAATATCTTGAACGACATAGAGTTACAAAATTTAAAATCTGAAATATTAAAACATTGTGATTTATACATGAGAGAAAATAATTCTTTCTTTGATGGGTTTATAGACTGCTCGTGGTTTAATTTATATAAAAAACATTATTATCAAGAATTTCATAGGCATAATCATAAAATACATCAATATATATCTGGAGTGGTCTATTTAACTAAAAACAACTCAGACATACATTTTTTTATTAATAATACGTTTGAATATACACCGAAGATTTGCGATATAATTATATTCGATTCTCATATTGAACACCGTGTAGTAGCAAACATAAAAGATGATTTAAGAATTAGTTTAGCCTTTAATTTTAGAAAGTGTCAAAGTTATTGATAGATATATTTGACAATCAAATTAAAGATAAAGAAAAGATTTATAAGGAATTACTTTCTTATGATTATTTTTATGGTGAAACAGATAATTTAAATCAAGCTCCCACTGGAATGGTTTCAGATTTAAATAAAAAACAATACACTTTTAAAATCATTGATAAGTTTTGTAAAAAACAAGATTATTTAGAGAATTTAAAACTTGTACGAGCATATGTTAATATTTTTTCTCCGAGAGAATATTGTTTTTTTCACTCTGATGAAGACGCAAATAAAACTTTAATTTATTATCCTAATCTTGACTGGGACTTAAATGAGGGCGGGGAGACTAAATTTGTTTCTGACAATAATACTTTAGTTTCTGTTTTACCTGTTCCAGGAAGAATAATTATATTTGATTCAAAGATAGTTCATTGTGCTACTTCTTTTAAAGACAGGCATAGATTTTCTGTCGTATTTAAATTTAGATGAATATAATTGAAGATAATAATTTTTTAAAACCTAAACAAAAAAAGTTCATAGATAAAACTATACTCTCCGACAAATTTCCTTATTTTCTTAATACAAATGCAGTTAGAGGAGATAATAACAGTTTTCTTTGTCATACTGTAATTAAAAGACCAGAAGAAAGAAAACAAGATGAACCTTTGTATAATTCTCATTTTGCTAACGAATTTCTAGAAATATTTAAATCGTTTATTGTAAATAACAAAATTAATTGTGAAGAATTACTTAGATGTAGTGTAAATTTAACTTACAAAACAATCGATAAAAAATGTCCCGTGCACACAGATCATCAGTATCCTCATAAACAATTATTAATTTATTTGAATAATTGTAATGATAAAGATGCAAAAACAGTTCTTTTAAACAATAAAGGTAAAATTATGCATAAAATTATACCTGAACGGTACAAGGGTGTTTGTTTTGAATCGTGTCCTCACTATATGATTTTTCCTAAGAAAGATATTAGAATTGTCCTTGTTTATACTTTTAGATGACACAAGAAGAAATACTGAAGGAATTAAAGTTTTTTAAAGAAAGACCTTATCAAAAAGGAAACATAGATGGAGTTAGTATTTGCTATCAAGATAGAAAATATGTACGTATGGACCCCGAAGCATCAATTACTCTATCTCCCGGATTTATATGTCTAATATTAAAAAAGCCAAAAAACTGGGTTATACAGCACATTAAGTTGGAGGAGGAGGCTACATTAATAAATGAAACAAAAAAATACATGTACTTTACTTTGCAAGACTCTTTATTTGATATAGAAGAAAAAGAGTTTAAACTTCATATAAAATCTGGCATTGATCCAGATGAGATAAAAGATTAAATTAATTTATGGCAAAATTAACATTACAAAGATTTCCTGATCCTAGACCTGAGTATGACGCAGCGCAATCTGCTGAGTTAATAAGACAACTAGAGGAATTAGTTCAACAATTAAATACTCAATATACTTTAGAAACTCAGGAGGAATCGACAAGAAGAACGTGGTTTTTTAATTAATGGCAGATGTTTTCAAAAGATTTATTGCAAACTTAACAACGACAGATTTAACAACTGTTTTTGAAGTGCCCACTGCAAACGTTGCAGCTACACCACCTACACCAGTATCGACATTTATAGTGAAAACTATAAATACACATAATTATGATGGATCAAGTGCGGTTACAGTAAATATTGATCATCATGATGGATCTGCAGATTTTCAAATATTTCAAATAGACGTATCAGCGTCTGACACTAATACCATAAGCACTAGCATGGTTTATCAAGAGGGAGACAAAATGAAAGTACAAGCAAACGCAGCTTCAAGAGCTATGATAGAGATATCTTTATTAGAGGTTAAACAACAACAGTAATGTATCTTATAACAACTGTCCCTGAAGACATCACAAAAAAATTAGATGTAGTTATTAATAAAGAACATACTGAAAAAGCAAATTCTGATTTAGCAGGTAATATACAAAAAGAATATATGATACCTGATGGCAAACCAATTTTGTGGCCCTTTTTAGATTTATGTATACAAGAACATTTTAAAAAATATAAATACTATTTTGGTAGAATTAGTGCTATGCACAAATCAGATCAGTTTCATCTAACACTGCAAAACTTATGGGTTAATTATCAAAGTAAATATGAGTTTAATCCTGTGCATGTTCATGACGGATTGTTTAGTTTTGTTATTTGGCATAAGGTTCCTTATACAATGAAAGATGAGAAAGCTAGATTTCCACATATGAAAGAAAACGAAATAAGAGCAGGTCATTTTTGCTTTTTACTAACAAACGAAATGGGTCAAATCACAGATCACGTAATACCCGCAGATAAAGAGTGGGAGGGAAAAATGGCATTATTTCCTGCAAACATGAATCATCAAGTCTATCCTTTCTACACATCTGATGATTACAGAGTATCAATATCAGGTAACATAGGATTTAAATAACCTATTGATTTCCTAGTTTTTCGCCTATAAAACTATAGTATGGCGAAAATTGTAGACGAACCTGTAATCCTACGTTATGACGAGATTGATGGTGAGAAAGTTCCTGTTTACAGTGCTAAAGTAGAGACCACAATCACCAATACTAAAACAGGTCAAGAATATAATTCACATGAGGAGTGTCAGGCTGATATAGACAACCCTGAAACTGAAACAACGGAAGCAGATATAAGAAGAGATGTTCATGTAACAGCTCCTAATGTGTTTGCTGGAGCACA